AATCATTGTTCCGCCTACTGAAAATTCATTTTTCATTTGTGGATCTAAACCTGATTCGACCGTATCGGTTGTAGCATTGCCGTCTGATTCTGCCATAACAATTGCCCCCATTATTTTTGCTTGTTCAGGTGTAAATCCAACTTCCAAAGCTAATGATTCCCATTGATTTTGTGGTAGCACCAAAGGTTGGCGTGTTGTTCCAATAGCACCTCTAACTGGCGGTACACCACCAGACAACATGATGCTAGCTCTCTCTGAAATCTTAGGATCAGTTGTATAGAACCTATGTGTAATAGGATCTAAACGTTCTTTAATACGTTCTTTAATGTCATTTCCAGGTACTACTGGTTCTAAATCAAATTGTTCTGCCAGTTTATTGTGCATTTCCAAATCTGTAAGATTAAGACTTGGTACTGAACGATTAATAAGTGAGGCAATAGGACTAGCTATGCCTTGTGTTGTTGCTGTATTGTTGTGATATTCGATAAAGTTTTCCTGGTCTAATACTTCTGATAATTTTTTAAAACTTGCTCCCTGTGGATTATCCAATACTGAATCCATTTTCTGTCTGAACTCAATTCCTTCTCTGAGTTCTTCTGACAAGCTACTGACTTGGTTTTCCCACTCTGTAAACTCCATTGTTTTGGGGTTTATATTCTGTTCGTTATTTACAAAGTCCAGAGCTTTCTGTTGTACACCTGCCTTTGTTCTTTCAGCAGTCACCGCATAGTCTTCGACAATACCTGCGTCAGCTAGTCGTGCTTGCTCTCGTAAGGTATCTTTTCTCCACATGCTTACATACTTGTTTTGCATATATGTAGAGCTAGGTCCTTTGTTAGTTCCTCGCGCTACTAGCGCACCGTTGTGTAGGAATACACCTTTGATGTCATTGATATGTCTTTTTGATTCTGGGTGTGCACGGATGTTTTGTTGATGCATTGCACGAGACATCCAAGTACCTACATCCTTTTCACTTAAGCCGTAGCTCTTTAGCTTTGCAACAGTAAGGTTTCCGTCGTTGTAATCTTTTTGGATTAGTTCTAACGATTTTTCTCTTACCTGTGCAGGGATGCTTAGTTTCCTAAGTCTTTCTAATGCAGGGAATAAAGACACATCATAGCCAGTTGCAATTGCAGCTTCTTCTACTTGAGAATATACTTCACCAGTAATAAATCCATCTCCGTCAACAGCAAACTGATTGCCCATCTCTAGAAATGAATTATTTAAAAATTCAATTTTATCCTTTTCTTTTTGATTGCTTAGGATTCTATTATTCCTTCTTGTTGTATTAATTAGTTTATTGATTTCACCAACTTGACTATCGGTGTTTCCGAATGCTTCTCTAAATGTTTTATCACCACCTGCATAGTTTACTAATTTACTATCTAAAAGAGCTTCGGCTTTGTCTGGTTCTAACGTTCCACTATTTAATCGATTCTTGACTACTTCATAAAACCTTTTTTTTGCTGAAGGATCTTTTGACAGTAATGTCATTATTTCATTATCGTCAATAGCCTTGCTGATTACATTTAGGTTTGCATTCGTAACCCTAGTTGCATTGTCTTTATGTTTCTCTTCGTCTAACTTGTCTTTTAATTGATCTAGCTTGCTACGGACTTGTTTATTTACTGATTGCTCTAAGAACTCTCCTTTAAAGTAATTACCTTTTGCATCAGTAATTTCTCCTAGAAACTCCGCTGCTACTGTTTCTAACCTGCTCTTCTTTTCTTCTACACTGTCGTTTGGCTCAAATGTCAGTACTTCTTTTTGTAGTTTAGCATCAAGCTTTTTAAGCTCTGATCCTGCGAAGTTGACATTGTTGATGTAGGCATGAGAGCCTGAGTCGTTAATAAATAATTTAACAATAGCATCAATTTTTTCTGGAGAATATTTATCGTCCTCCATCATTTTGATGGCCAGATTTGTTTTCAGGAATTCTGCTGTTGTTAAATTCTTGTCAAGGTTTTTTACTGCTAGCTTGTCGTCTAGTGTTAAACCATATTTTAAAATAGTTGCATTTTTAGCAGATCTATTTTTGTCTTTCTGATCTTGTATGGTCGTACCGATAAAATCAGCTGCACCTTTGGAAAATTGTTTTAGCTTCTGGTGAAAGTCGGTTACTTCTTTTAAACGGGCTTGTTCATTCTGAATTTGAATTTGATAATTCATACTTTCAGATTCTTGATACAGTTTCCTGTTTTCCATATCAAGATCGAAAGCAAGCTCACGACTTTGCTGCTCAGTTTGTTGGTTAAACATCTGAGCCCGTAAGCCTAATTCATTATTTCTATCGAGTTGATCCTGAGAAGCTTTAAGACCAGCATCTTCATAAGCTGCTTTTTCACGTATACGTTGTACTTTAGTTTTACTAGCTTTAATTTGTCCGGCACCGAAGCTGCCAGGCTGAGCCATGATTCTGTATTTACTCATTATCCTCCATAAGCCATAACTGCGTCGCCTAAGTTAAATCCACCGCCACCGGCGTATCCACCTGCTACTGCCTTTCCAACATCAACTACATCCATTGCTAGTGCTAATCCTAAGTTCTCTTGTGGTGCTGATAGCTTGACAGGCTTAGGTGGTTTTCTCCACGCTGGTATCTCTGCATACTCTGGTTTAGGTGCAATCTCTGGTTCCGGTAGAGCAGGTAATGCTGATGGTTCAGATAGAATTGAATTCATTGCATTAAGATCTTCTTGGAATCTGTCTTGTTTAAATTTAATCCGCATTGCTGCATCATTTGCTTCGACATTATCTCTGGTTGCTTCAAGCATTACCCTATCTAATACAAGCTGATCAACTAACTTTGTCATACTCATATTTTCACCTTCTTCAGCCAACATAAATGTATTAGCTATAGCTGCTTGTCTTGCACCTGACTCTGCTATTTGTGCTTGTATAGCTTTACTAGCTGACCGTCCTGATCCACCAGAAGCTCGTTGTTTGCCTGCCGCCTTCATTCCTTCGAGGATTGCTCCTTGTGTATCTAGCTGTGCTGTTGAGGCTAGCTTCTTTTTATTTAGTGCGATACCAGCACCTGCGGCTAAAAAATTCTGCTCAGTTCCTTGCTCATCAAATCGAATACCAACAAGTTGCTCTCTGTATGAGCGTTGTTGCTGCATCAGAGAGTTATTGTAAGCCATTTCATTGAAGCTTATCTGCTGCTGAGCATCCTCTATTGATGCCCCATAGGCTTCAAGTTCAGTAGTTTCTTTGCGAATTCGCATTTTTTCACCAAACTCCCACTGGGACATTTGGTTTCTAAATTGAAATTGGCGATTGCTCTCATTATTTGTTTTGATAGCCTCTAGTTGTGCTACCTTAAACTTGTGGTTATCTTTGCCTACTGCCTTGTTATATTTATAAGCCTGTCTATTGGCTTGATTTTGCGCTCGTGTTTGTTTTCGTGCTTGTGCATTTCTGCTTTTCGCTGCGAAGAAATTAAACATTCTCAGACTCTCCTATAAAAACGTGGTGTGTAATTTCCTTCCCACATCATTGCATTTACAGCAACAGGAAATGGTGAGTTATTAAACATCCTTAATTTGAAATTTTCTGTACGTTGATGAATTGGTACTGTAAATACGATTTCATTGTCTAATGGTACGTCATTAGCTAGATATGTATTTGCTTCAATTACTGGTGCCGTTGTAAACCACTCTCTAACTGCAAAAGTAATTACTGAATTTACGGCTGGAGCACTGTTAAAAACAATCGTTGTATCGTTAGTAAAACTAAAGGCTGTTGTATCTATACCATTAACTGAAACCTTCACATCACTTCGATCTTCAAATTCAAGATCTCGTTTGTTGTAGGTAAATGTTGTAGTTGTACCATCTCCAGTAAATGTTACTCGATATGGTTCCCTTCCCTTTTGATTTACTTTAAAATTCATTGCACCAGATAATCCAACAGAAAATTTCATGCGAGCAATTGTCAAATTCGCCGTGACATCTGTTGTGACTTTCTCCGGCCTAAAATATGTAGTAGGCAGATGGACATCAAAATTATATTTGAATCCAACAATAACATCATTTGCCAAGCTTGTAAGATTTTTTTCCGGAACGATTAAATATGGTCCGGTACTATCGCTTGCTCGTTCAGGTGTGATCGTAAATCCTGATTCAACAAATGTACCTGTACTCGTATTGCCTTTAATAATTAAAACCGGAGTCAGCTCATTGACATCGTTATACGGTAAGTAGCACTTTGATAAGTTATTAACAGAATCAAATACCACACTTGCTGCAGCAGCATATAGATCCATTGAAGGATTAACCTTCTGCCCTTTATTATTGACAATGATAGCTTGCTCAGGACTTTGACTTAATGCAGCCTTGCTAAGTACAAATTGATTGCCTTGCTTAGTTACAGCATACATATCATCTGAGTCGATTGTAATAAATTGGGTTGTCCCTGGCATTTGCCATTCAACCCATGCTTGCATTAAATTTTCCTTTCCGTCGTTATAGTATCTAAAGATATATAATTCATTTGAATTTTGTTCTCCCATTGCAATCATTGAATTCTGTGGACTTGAAATCAATTGATCAATATTCGGTGAGATCCATTCCTTGACTACACGTGATAGATCTAGTACTTGTGGGTTCTCTTGTTGACCGCGAGTCACCATACTGAAGCATCGTGTATAGCCTGGTGTTTTACTAATGAAATTAATCTGTGTTCCTACATCAACTGGATCAACTTTATTGTCCATCTCAAAGTTTGAAATGGTTCTAATAGTTGCTAATTGAGGTGTTAGGACACCGCTATCAGAAAATAAAATAAACTGTTGCTTTGCTGAGAACAAAACAACACCTTGTGCTGTTGGTAGTACAGCATGTAGTGCTGTTGGCTTCACTGAAGAGCAACTTAAATCTATAGGATCTGAGTCCAATACTGTTTGTGCACTTTTAAAATAAAAGTCAAAGAATTCACCTGATTGGCTCATCGTTACATTATCTTTTGATAAAAAGCCTAATCTATTGTTATGGAAAAATCCTGCAGTTATAGTGTTATCTAAAAAGCTTGGTTGACTATTAGTATCATCATCACCAGTTTTTCTGGCTGCATATGTTATTGTTTTAAATGTGAACGTATTCGTGCCAGTATTGATTAATTCGTGTGGCAGAGTTTGATTGTTTAAACCGGGTGATACATTTGGTGCAATTGTTTCTTCCCAAAAACCTCTTCCACTGATACCATTGTCTGCCTTAAAAGCAGCATAATAATCATCTAATACACCAGTTGTATTAGCAACCTTTACAACATGTCCATGGAATGATTCTTCAGGTATTTTTGTTATAGACGATACCTCGTCCTGAAATGCTTCTAGAAAATTATTTCCGAAACCACCTCTGGCCTCAATTGTAAATGCTGTTGCTACACCATTCACTACTCTTGTAATGTCAAGACTTACCTTGCCGTTTTGAGTAACAGTCCATGTACCAGTAAAGTTGCTATTGTTTGCACCTTGTTGTGCAGTAATTAAACTGTTAATTGCATCTTTTAAATTGTGTCCAGACTTATCGGCTAGTATATCGTCAAATGTGTAGTCTGTTGTGTGAGACGTAACCGTTGTTTCTATGCCTTGAATATTTACTACGTAATCAACCTCAGGTACTGCACCTGAAATTACGATTGTTCCTCTTGATTTTGGTATAAAGGATGGTGCTGCTTGCGCTGTAACTGTAACTGAATTGTTGATTACAATAGTTGTGTCTTGTACTGTAATTAACTTATAGTTATCCTTCGTTCCATTTAGATAAGCTTGTGCACCCACACCGTATGTAATAGTACAGGCAACACCAGTTAATGCGTTCCAAACAAATACACCATTTCCTTTAATGCATCCAATATATTCCTCGTCATCATCTCTATTGATATAAAACCATTTTGCATTATCGTATGTTGTTCCTGTACCTAAATTTGCTATATGCTTGAATCCAGGTCTTTTAGTTAGTCCGTAGGTGGCATCAGGAAAGCCGTTGTAGCACTCACGGACCTGACCGGGGAGCATTTTGTCGTCTGATTGTTTTGAGACTCCACCAAGATAGTTAGAGATCCGTTGAGTTACTGCTGCCATTTATCGATAAAGTGCGTTGTATGGTTTGTAGCTGTTATAGGTATTTGTATTTCCAGGATGACCAAAGTATGTGTAGTCTCCTTGATTACATTCATACTCCATAGCCATGGCTCTGGTGAATGCTTCCTTTTGTTGAAGCATTTGGTATTGAGTGCTATCGCCAACAATTCTGCTGCTCACTGTAGATGCAGCTCTACTGACAATAAAATCAGCAACTGGTGTTGGGATATCTACCCAGTCAAATAGCCATGTAATATCACACTCAATTTGTTTTGTAAATGTGAAGGTGTGGTGTGCTTTGTCATATAGTTTGCCACTCCGTCTAATAACATCTAATTCGACATTTGATGCATTCTGAGATGGATCAATTTGTAGAATGTTATTAGGAATAACAATTTCATTGTTAGTATCAGGAGTCATTGGATAGTGACTCTCTTTATTAAATGTCCATCCCTCAGCCTGTACTTCCCGTGAGACTTCTAACAAAGTCTGGTAAGCAATCGCAACGTCCGGGTTGGTTTGATCAAGGGTAGTCACAGGCGCTTGACCACATGACTGCAGGATTGTGTTTACAGCAGGTAGCTCTTGCTGAGCATTAGTGGTAGGAAAAGCCATATAAGTAAAAAAAAGGGACCCCGAAGGATCCCCATGAAGTGTATAAAAATCAGAATGTAGAAGGAGCTGAAGCACCAACGTACAGCTCAACGGCTGCAGCAGGGTTCAGGTAGTCAGCACCCATAGCC